GTACTTGATGCCTGATGTATGTTTGGGGCCTTACAAAGACGTGTGGGACAAGTCCACAGACGAAAATTATCCATATTTGCCTTTTAAGATTGATCCTACTAATCCAAATCTAAGACCAACTAGGGAACCGCCTGCAATGGTGTCTTCAGCAAATCAAGCTCAAGCCATGATTGCCGATAACGAGCTAAGAGATACGGTAGGTATTCAAAAAGCGGCTCTAGGTATGGAAAGCAACGAACAGTCCGGGGTGGCTATCCAGAGACGTAAACAGGAGAGCGATACCGGGCAGTATGCGTATCTGGATAACCTTTCTTCAGCTATAAAAACAGAGGGTAAGATTATTCTTGGCATGCTCCCGGAGGTTTACAGCACTGAGGCTCAGATTAGGATATTAGGCCCTGACATGAAAGAAAAGGTTGTCGGTATCAACGATGGTCAAGGGATTGATCTTACCACAGGCCAGTATGACATAGATATAAGCACTGAAGCGTCATACTCGACTCAAAGAGAAGAGTTTCAGGATAAGCTAAAGGTTATGCTTCCTGTGATTCCGCCTGAGCAAGTCGCTGTTATTTCAGATATTTTATTTGAGATGCAGGATTTTCCAAGGGCGGATGATATTGCGGAGAGGCTCAAAAAGCTGATACCGCCTGATCTATTAGAAAAAGACGAGGGAGGTGAAGAAACCATAGAAGAAGTGCCGGAAGAGATGCAAGAAGTACCTGATCCGGCAATGGAAGCTGAGTATCAAATAAAACAGGCGGAGTTAGAAGAAAAACAAATTAAACTGGAACAAGAGCAAGCTAAACTGGAAGGATTACGAATTAAAAACGAGTTGGCAATAAAAGCTGAAAAGGAAGATATTGCTCAACTGGTGCGGGAAACAATGGAGGGATAGAATGGCACAGCCAGCGAAGAGTGAAAGTCAAGAATTACCAAGGGTTACAGATACGGGAGAAGAATCTTTTTCTGTTGATACTACAATAGTTGAAGAACCAAAAGCAGAACCCAAGGCAGAGGAAGAACCTACGACAGAAGGAGAACCGAAAGCAGGAGAAGAGCCTAAAGAAGAAGAGCCTGTTGTTGAAACTCCCGAACCGGTACACGAACTCCCAAAAGGAGTGCAGAAGAGAATTGATGTAATCACGAGGAAAAGGCGTGATGCGGAAAGAGAGTTAGAAGTTGTATATGCAGAAAATGAGGCTTTGAAAAGGGCCGCTGAAGAAAATGTTGTGGTTGGCGATAAGCCGGACGTAAATGATTTTGAGACGGAAGAGGCATATTATGAAGCTCTTACGGATTACAAAGTCAGTACGGCTATGGCTAAGCGTGACGAAAGGCAACGTGATAGAGACGAAGCCGCACGAGAAAGAAGGGAAATACAGGCCCAATCTGACCTAGAAAGGAATATTAGGGCCGCATTAGACGATGCGTCTGATAAGTACGATGATTTTGACAAAGTGATTAAGGACGTTGAAATCACTGAATCAATGCTGCAAGTGTTAGAGCGATTACCTAATGCTGGGGATGTTGCCTATAAGTTAGGAAAAACCCCTGGATTGGTTGACTCTATTGTAAGCATGCCGATTGTGGAAGCGACACTTAAACTAAAGGAAATTTCAGATAAAATAAAAACACCTAAAATAAACAAAGCGCCTAATCCCCTACGGCCTGTTGCGGCTACGGGTGGAGGCATTAAGACCTTAGAGAATATGTCTATGTCCGAGTATAACAAAGTTCGGGACAAGCAGGATCAGGAGAGGCGTGGAAGATAAAGGAGAATTACAATGTCTTTTGTCAGCAACACCTTAGTATCGAGTACCGTTATTGCTAAAGAATCTCTGCGTATGTTGGAGAATCAGCTTGGAATGGCAAAAATGGTAAATCGGGACTGGGAAAACAAATTCGGAAAAGATGGTGAAACACTTGGTATTCGTAAGCCGAACGTGTTTCGTGCAACTAAAGCCAGGGCAAGAAACGAAAGCGCCCTTGCGGAATCAAACATAACCTTAACCGTGGCTACTCAGGCGCATGTGTCCTTCGAGTGGTCTTCAAAAGAAATGACCGATACTATTGACCGGGTCAGTGAACGGTACATCAAACCGGCTATGTCGGCAATCGCTAATGTTATTGATGTTGATCTGTATGATCTTTACAAGGACGTTTATAATCAGGTTGGTACTCCGGGGACGGCTCCAAGCGGGTATGACGTATATGCCGATGCCAGGCGGAGACTGAATGAAGAGGCTATCCCGTTGGATCAGAGGTATGTGATTGTGAACCCTAAAGGTGAAGCCGAAACCATGAAGGGCCTGAAAGGTCTTTTGAATGACAAGCTCATTAATGACATAGTTGTTCAGGGGTCTATGGGGTCTTTGGCCGGGTTTGATCTGTCCATGGCTCAGAACATTCAAACTCATACCACAGGGGCTTTTACCTCGGGTGCGACTCCCCTTGTGGATGGTGCTACACAGACCGCAGATACTCTGCTTACAAAAGGTTGGAGTGGTAGTAATGATCTCCACGAAGGCGATATCTTTACAGTTGCTGGAGTTTATGCTGTTAATCCAAAGACCGGAGAATCTACCGGTGAGTTAAGACAGTTTGTTGTTACGGCTCAGATAGATGATACCGGATCAGCTATTGACATACCGATCTATCCATCTATCACGACTTCAGGTGCATATCAGACCTGTAGCACTTCCCCGGCTAATGAGGCTGTAATCACCATGTCAGGTACAGAGTCAACCGAGTATCCAATTAACATGGCTTTCCATAAAGACGCTTTTACCTTGGCTGTTAGACCACTTGAGATTCCTTCAAGTGTTGCCTGGGGCGCTAGAGAGTCTTATAACGGATTGTCAGTAAGAGCAGTTAAGGAGTATGACATCGAGGAGGACAAGGAAATGCTTCGCTTTGACGTACTTTATGGCGTTTTGTGCCAGAACCCTAGCTTCGCCGTTAGGATTATAGGGTAAGGAGGTAATTATGTCAGAAATAGACGCATATCTGATAAGGCTAGCGCCGAATCCAGATACGACACTGACTGTTCCCAACCCGATAGTCTTTAGCGAAAATGTGACTTTCAACGGGGATCTTGATATTGGGTCAGGTTCCGGGATCAGTTTTGAGGAAACTTTGGCTTTTGCCAAGGGCATTACCATAACAGGTGATGATGACACAAACAGCAGGGGCGTTGATATTAGCGGGGCCTGCACAACCGCCATTAGTGTAACCGGGGCTTTCACGACCGGAGTCAGTATTGCCGCTGATGGTACGACCGGGATCAGCATTACAAATGCTTTCACCGGCGTTGCGATGATTTCATTAGCGGGTACAGCTTCAGGGGATGGTATTCTTATTTCCGGGGCTTGTGCTGATGCTTTGCATATCAGTGGTTCAAATACGACTAGTGGAATCCATATCTCCGGGGACCAAGCAATTGGTATTTTGTACGATGTAGATGCTGCGGCCACTGATGGACTGAAAATACTGGTTGATGATGGAATTACATTGACAACCGGTATTAATATTGACCGGTCCGGGACTACCGGTATATGCACTACGGCTATCAGCATTGATACTGACGGTACGACCGGAATTGAGATTGCTGCGGGTTTTACCGGAACTACCATGTTGAGCCTTGCCGGAACCGCGACCGATGGTATTAAGATATCCGGGATATGCGCTGATGGCATTGAAATTAGTGCGGCAGCTACCACGACCGGTTTAAACATATCGGCCGATTGTGTAACTGGTGTTACCATTGCCGCACAGACTACAGCAGGTATTAATATTACCGGGGATTCTGCTGATGGTTTGATAATTTCAGGCGCAATGTCAGATAACGGCATTGAAATCTCCGGGGCCTGCACTGGAAGCGCAATCGAAATTGTAACAGGCGCTTTTGGTATTGGTTTAAATGTAAACGCAGATGGCACCACAGGTATTGCGGTTTCCAGTAATTTTAGTGGAACCACGATGATTGAACTTGCTGGTACTGCGGCTGATGGTATCCTGATTTCGGGAGCCTGCTCAGATAATGGTATTGAGATTTCTGGGGCTTGCACCGGGAGTGCGATTGAAGTCGTAACTGGAGGGTTCGGGATTGGCCTGAACGTGAATGCGGATGGGACCACAGGTATCGCAGTGGCTGATACTTTTAGTGGAACTACCATGTTGAGTTTGGC